GGGGCGCCCAGGCCATTTCTCAGTGCCGTGTAGGGTTGATTGAATGTAACCCCGTTGTATGACGCGCCGCCGGCATCAATACATTGCTCAATATATCCGCCTGAAATCCGAGAGCGGGTCGCGCTGGTCCTGAATCGCCCGTATATTTCTGGATTTATCAGGTCAACCCGGGACGAGCCGAGAATATAACCAGCGTACCCCTGAAACGCCCCAACGGAAAGAGAAGGATTGGGGTTGCCCACATCTGGTGCTGGTGTGGCGAATGACGTTTTGTTGAGTATCCCGGTATTTGCAATGCTGCTGGCATGCGTTGCCCTGCGCCCCGAAATAACTGTATGCGTGCCAACAATAGCGTTGAACGTTGGCACACCCTCGGCTGTTACAGTTGCAGAACTATCAAAAATGTTGATCTGCCCCATTTCTGACGCTGGCAGGTCAATCACATGATTCATAAACTGAACGCCATCTGTGAATACCTGGTTCTGCCACGATGTGCTGCCGTCACTCATCGTCAGAGTATAGGTTCCCTCTATGTGCGCCCTGACCAGTGAACATTTATTCCCTATCAGGCGAACACCTCTGTGATAGGAGTCGTGGCAGACTAAATCCAGTAGCGTTATCTGATTACAAATATCCCCGTTGCCCCGCCAATCAATCGCAAAATCAGCTGTATTACCGCACACCTCAGTCCAGAGGGTCACCGTGCTGTCGAATACCGGGGCGAACCTGATGCCGGACCCGTTAATGTAGTGAGCCCGGAATGAGCCGCGGACGCGAGTGTATTTCACGTAAATCCCACCCATTTGCTGGGCGCGGAGGTCGGCGTCAAAAACGTATACCGCTGCATTTAGCGTATTTTGAATTGTCCTGTAATCCGTGTCAGGGTCACCGAACATAACGGCCCACCGTTTGCCCGTTAGGTCAAACGCTGCCGATCGAACCTTTATGCTCAACTGCCCGGTAATCGTGTGAATGCCTGTTGCATCAACGGGTGCGGAGATATAATAAAATTTCGTTGAGCCTCTGTTCTCTGGCCCGGTGCTATGAGCGGCAACAGAAAAGCCGTTTGCTATTGCAACTGAAAAACATGCATTCATGCCGGCAGTGCAGTCTGTACCATCCACAAAACGGGTGGAATCAGGCAGGCAGCCAAACGACTCAAGCGGCAGAGTGTTGTTAACGACAGCCAGTTTCCATACCAGGGGGCCGCCTGCCGCCGGTACACAAATAAAACCGCCGTCATCGGTCAGCTCGCCGGCAGGAACAGCAACATACTCGCCTCGTCCGTACGGGATGCCCAGCGCTGTCGCCGCCCATCCTGGATAATAAGCGGACAGCCTGATGGTTTGGCCCTCATGGCCAGGCGTAACATTTTTCAATGCAGCGTAAGACGGGCATTGCCCCAGTAATTTGAATCCGTCGTCTGAACCCAGGTTTGAGCGAAGAGCCGCATCACCGATGTTCGACCATTTTCCCGTCGGGTTTTCCGCCGACCACACCCCGCCATCGTTCTCCGGAGAATCCCCCGCAATGACATGTTCCAGCTCTCCAAGATATTTGTACCAGGAGCCATTGTAGTAAACGATTTGCTGGCGATTATCGACTGTGAGGCCGGTCGCCCAGTTTCCCAGCTCCTGCCAGCCAATGGCCCCTACCGCCTGCTCGCCGCGACCAGTGATATACGTGATGAAGCGACTGAAGATCATCTCCATGCCGTACCAGGTTTTGCGGAGCACTCCTAACCGGTCATCGAGATCTTCTTTTGTCCTGTCATTAACGAATCTATCCACGTTTTCGGCGTTATCGTACAGGTCCTTTACGGCTGCGGACCCTAAAGGATTTTTCGTTTTGTATGTGCTCATAGTCGCCCTATAACAAAAAACCCGCCGAAGCGGGTTGTTGAGAGTCATTTATGTTTTATGCAACGTCGCCGGGGTAACCGGCGTTGTCGTAGTCGTAGAATGACGCGCGGTACTCTTTGGCGGTGACCTGGCACGTCCCGTCAGATTGCGGGGCAATTTCTGAAACAATCGCGTCATAGCCGACACGAGAGGAATCACAGAAAATCAGCCTCACCGGCTCGATGGAAGGTGTGCTGAAATCAATAGCGTCGAACTCGCTGAGATACGGTACGGAGAGTTGATAATCCCTGACCTTTGTCGCCACCATCAGCGCAGATGCTGATCCGTCCTGGTAGCGAATCAGTGTTCTCGGATTCGGATATGTCCAGTTCAGGGGTTCTGATACTGTCAACGTCGAGACGCCGTCAGTGGTCGATAATGACTCCACCAGGCAGCTGATTGTCGTCGCTGAATCCGGTATGTCGTCAGTCAGAACGATACGGTCACCGACGTTGTAACACAGCGCATCCAGCTCCGTTGTAGTCTGGAACGTCAACCGCTGATGCAGATACTTCATCAGGCGTCTCATACCAATCTGCCAGGCGTGGTCCCGGTTCAGAACACCATCGAGTTTATAGTCCTCGATTTTTACCGGTGTCGGATTGTCAGTCGTGCGGCACTGGACTGTTTCCTCCGCCCAGGTAGTGCCGTTGATGTAGGTAACGTCAACACCGTCATAATCGTCATCTGACGGCGCTGAGAAGCCAGTCTGCAGCTCTTCTGTCATCTCATGCGGCGTGATAATGCCCGTCCATGGCTTAACCCCTTCACGCCCGACCGTCGCCAGGCCATCACTAAGCAGAAAATAGGATTTCCCGGCATTCGCGATTTTCTGCAGCATTTCCAGGGCGGAGATACTGTCGCCAGTAGCGAAATCGAAATATTCGTTCCCGGGCGTCCAGTACATCGACTCCAGTTCGCTGATGGTCTCTGTATCCATCTGAAGACCCAGAGAGTTCCCTACGTGCAGCAGCGCGCCGGAAATCGTCCGCGGTGTACCTGAGTCATAAACACGTGTGGCTACGACATTCACCCGCCGATCGGACTGTGCCGCAAGTTTCCCGCCGGTCTCGACAGTCACACCCAGGAGAGTCACGCCAGCATAGGATACCGGTCGCGTCAGAAGTCGCCCCCTGAGTGCCTGCCAGTACATGTTGTCACGGGCATTGTTGCTGCCCTGCTCGTTCCGTCGACGACAACGAACTTCAACCAGACCAGGTGAGTCAAGAACTATGCGTTCAGTGAATCCAAGCCCGTTAACGTTTTTCAGCGCATACTCACCTGTTTTACTGATCCATCCGGCACCAGAACCATAAACCCGATACTGAATCTCCCACTCAACATGGCGTATTCGTTTTTTCCCTTTGCTGTCAAAGCCACAGATACCACTGGGGAAAGAAAAATTGACCTCGAAAATATCAACAGTTTCGTTATCCGGGCTTGCCAGAAATGGCCCCATCCAGGTATCGCTGTCATTCAGTCCGGTGGCTTCGTAGTCGATCATTGTCCGGGCGATGAAGCCGGGCCATGACGCATCAATCGCCCCGTCAACCATGCGACCTACCGTCGCCGTGGTCCCGTCAGTCGAAATAATCTGGTACTCATTGCCACGATGAGACAACGAAAGTCGTTGCGTGCCTTCCGGCATACCTGAGAATGCAGTTCCTGTGGCGCTGTTATAGGCCAGGGTCACGTTTGCTGTTATGGCCGCACTGCCGCCGGTTGATGCCGTGCCGGTAGAGTAAGCCGGGGTATCGCCGAAAACAGACGACGGAAGCGAAGACGAGGTAATTGATCCACCGGCGAACGGGCTGGACTCCTCCGTGATCAGCACTGTACCGCCATTGTCCTGCGCGACCAGTCCCGAACCGGTCAGCCCCTCCGAGATAGCGGCCAGCAGGCCGGACATGTTCACATAATCTGCAACCAACGAGACGGTATAGGTTGTTCCGTGCCAGGTGAACGTAAAGGTTGTGCTGCCCAGAGAGAAATCGTAAGTCGTCGGCGCAGCGCTGGCCTGGATTTTAGCCGCGCTGCCACCCTCACCAGGCACGGCATCCTGCCCCGGCGTATATGCTGCAATGAAGAGATCATAATCAACACTGTTAAAACTCAGCGTCACCGGCATTCCAGCCGCCGGAGCGATTTCCGTCAGCAGCTTGCTGGCAAACACGCTGTAGCCTGACGAGGTGGAAATCAGGAAATTGGTAGGCGCTTTAATCTCCACAATAGTACCTTCGACCCAGCTGTCAGGCAGAGCGTTGTCGTCTTCATCTTCATCATCGTCGTCATCCGTATCAAGCCCGGTAAACGTTACGGTCGCGCCGGACACAGTCATGCTGTCCGCGATAATATCGTCTGAGTCCGGTGAGGTCTGCGCCATATCAAGGCCAGTACCTGAAGACGTTCCGCCCACCTCGGTGGAATTAAACCAGTTCTCGCTACGTTCATCGCCGGATACATCGGCGCCAGGTGGGTAATGGATGTGGCTGAATCCATCAAGGGTCGATGCTGGCGTATCCCCCACGCGCAGATCACCATTAGAGAATGAGAAGTTACCCATTCCCAGACAAACCAGCATATGAACCCGCATGATCGTCGGATCGACAGGGTCAAACCGGGTAACCGGCTGGACCACATAATCCGGGTAAATACGGCGGCGGCCAAAAACTTCACGAATGGGGTCACCCAGTTTGGCTGTATTCGCTTTTGCCGGATTGAGATCAAGACTTCTGCCTGTCGAAGAGGAATATCCCCCGGAGTCCAGGCCCGACATCATGAAAAGCGTGTAAGCCGCAGAGGCTACTGCGACGGCCACCGCTGCCCACGCGGCTATCTCAAGCCCCGTCCCGTAGGGTACGGGATAGATACGCACATCGCTTTCAGGCCTGATATAGCATAACGGCCATTGCTCGGGAGGAATGTTGACGCCACCCAGCTCAACCGACACAGGGTGTCTCTCACGCTCACTGTAGCTTTCAACATTTTCAACCATCCACGCATGCAGCGTCATTGCCCTGTGTTCATGCGTTTCAAGCGGCTCACCAGGTAGCCGGGAGGGGTAGATTCTAATCACCGCCAGAACTCCACTTTGACAAAGCGCCGCTTAAATCGCGGCAACGGCAGAAACGTGACATTCGTTCCCGGGTTGCATTCGGCTACATGTAACTGGCCGCCAATACTGACGACGATCCCCACATGCGTTACCGATGAGCCGGAGTAACAGGCCACACCAGCCCCCTCACAGGGCTCACAGCGTTGCAGGGAAAGCATCAGTTTTCTGGCCTCCCGATCGAGACCACCTCCGTCTTTGGTCACACCGGCAAAATCAGGCCATTCAGGCACCGCCAAATCGCGACGTATCTCGTTAACAATGCCAAAACAGTCGAGTTGCGGGTACACCCTGCCGCCCTTCAGCCAGGTGACTGAACGGTATTTTTCAGGATTGAAGGTCATAAATTTTCCTTAGTTGGTGTAACGCAGGCCGGGGAAATAATTCAGGGTGTAACGATTACGGGGCCACGCAGTATCCAGAACGTTCATGTAACCCGCGGTGATCTGCGCTTCTGTCGCAGTCCAGTAACCAGACTTAATCGCCAGGGTGTAAGGAACGGCGGCTGGCGCGGCTAAATCCGTGGAGATGAAACTACGATATGTCAGAGATGCCGAGTTAAGGTTGTTGATGGCGTTTCGAATGGCCGTTGAAACCTTGCCATCAACGTTGCAGAGCGCAAATTTTAAATCCTGAGTGCCATCATCATTACGGGCGGGTAATGCGACATCCATCGCGCAAGCTTTGAATTCAACGGTGTCCCCGTTCTCTGTTGTCGCGGTGATATCGTCGTACCCGTTGCATAGGTAATGGACTTCATCCCCGATGTTGATCTGCAGCGTTTCAATAATGACTTCAGGCCCGCAGCTGGCATAGAGACGGTTGAGAATTGTCATGCTTCAGGCCACTCCCTGTTAACTGCCAGATCAAGAATGTCGCTGTTCACAATAAAATCCGGGAACTCTGCCCAGCCAGGAGGGAGGATCGGTCTCTCCCAGAGCTCCAGCGTCGCTGAAAATCGCCAATATTTTCCCCCTTCTGGTGTAGGACCTTCGTAAATATCGACAAACCGACATACGTAATCCTGTGCACCAAGCGGGGTTAACAGGGGCATATTGAACCAGTCAGCCCCATCCGTAATTGTATCCCTGAACCAGGCTTCAAAAAGTTGCGCTTGCCCATCGGTAAATATCCACGAAACCGGCGTTTGAGTTGGTACAGACGTATAAGCCCGTCGCTGTCTCCGACGACCGGTGACCATCTGGGTACTTTTGAGCGGAGAGGTCGGTTTAAGCCCAAAGTTTCCCTTTAGGGGGCAAGGTAAATAATCAGCCGGGTAGTTGATGTTGGTTGAAATAGCCATTAACCGATCTTCCTCCCGGAGGTTGTTTTTGCCATTAACACTTTATGCAGATCGCCTTGCCCGCTCGCTACAGAATTAACGGCTTTACGATATCCACGTTCAGCTCCCTCATCTGCTGCCTTTCGCACGAGAGCGAGAGTCGCATCAGACGGGTTTCCATTAATTGGGATGGTGATTTTCGGAGCGTAGATAGCACCACCGCCGGTTGACTGGTTAGCCACTCGATCCAGAGTGGCATCCAGTTTGGCGCTGGTTTTAGCTGTCGTAACGCGCTCACCTTTCTGCAGGAGCCAGGTTCCTGTTTCGGGCACAGAGTCGATACCGTCGTGGGCCTGGCCGTGTAGCGCCGATCCGATAGCAGTCATGAACACGCCAGCAGCAGCTGCCGCAGCTATTGCTTGGGTTGACGCCACCACGGGCCCTACATAGGGAACACCAATCCAGGCAGTGAAGGCACTCAACGCTGCCATTGCTACCTGAGCAGCCGCATATTGCAGTAACGCAGCCCCAACAGATTGAATGAATGTCGCCGCAAAGTCCTGAGCGTTTAATTTACCGGTTTCCGCCCAGTTAATTACCATATCAGTTAGACTACTGAACGTTTGTGCACCTACTTGCTGCATATTTGCATATAGGTTTGAATATGCAGCAGCTTGATCTGATATTCCAGAAACGAAACCTGCAACACCATCGCTTTGTAACTCATCTAACTTCTTATAGTGTTCCTCTTGAATTCTTAGCCTTTCATTCAGCGAGTTTTGAAGCGCTTCTTTCTTTTTATCGTATAGACTTTTATCAATATCTCCAGACTGAAATTGATTTAAAAGCTCTTCCTGTCGAGAAGCAAAATCTTGCTGAATATCATTATTATCCTGCATGCGTGAACGTTCACGACTACCAGAATAACGGCCAACTATTTGGTTATCAAACCCTTGGCGGACTAACTTATTCTGTCTTTCGAGATCTGAAACATATTCAGCTACTTTAGCATTTTCCTGATTAAGCCGTAACTCTTCCTTCTTGGAATCAAGGATTTTAGCCGCAGTTCGAAGTTGTTCCTTCTGCCCTTCTGATAATTTTTCCAGGTTTCCGCTGGTAATATCAAAATTAATCTTCTCCAGCTCGGTTACTTCTGCAGTTTTTTTACCGGTTGTTTCAATGAGGGCGGCCTGCTTCTGTAAATCAAGAAGCCTACTTTTGAAAGCGTTGTCAGTCGGATTACTTTTTGGTTTAATTTTTGGCTGGTTCTGGTTAGACTCCCCTTTGCCCAACGAAAAATCATTATCCTTAGACGTATCAATGCCAAGATCAGAAAGAAGAGACGTGAGTCCTTTCGCTCCTCTATCTACCTGCTCCGGAGTCATGCTTGACTTTATCGCACGAAGAAATTGAAGACGTTTAGTTAAAAAGTCTAATTCGTCTTTTTGTTCCTTACTTTGATTCCCTCTTTTGTTAAGGAATTCAATGCGCTGTGCAATATCACCTTCATCAGCAGCATTATAATTACCTGATACAGCACCTATACGAGAGCGGGTATAAGTAGCAATGGCCCCCAAGCCACCAGCAATACGCCCCACAACCCCGGCAAGGCTTATGGCTTCACCAACCAGGTCTGATAGCCCCTGAAGAACAGCAGGATCGGTGAAGACGTCACGAATGTCATCAAGCCCATCCTGCAATGGCGTAAGGTCAACTTTAGCCAGCCCCGAAGCAATTTCCATTTTAAGACCGCGGGCGCTAGTCTCTATATCCTGAAAGAACTGATTAACCTTAACAAGGTTATCAATATCTTCTTGCGGTGGTGCGACACCAAAATCTTTTGATAGCTGGATAAACTGTTTCAGCTTCTCGTTGTTGTTATCGAACAACGGCAGCATTTTTGACAGGTCATTACCCAGGCTTTCGAGAATATTGGTTTTCCCGGCCTGAGTGGGTATTTTCTGTAATGCTTCACTGATTGCCATCAGCTGCTTATCTGGGGATTGCTGAGCCAGCTTCTGAGCTGAAAGCCCCAAAGTATCCAGAGCCTGGGCAGCCTCACCTGATTTATTCAGGACCGCATCGCCGACCTTATCATTAATGTCTTTGAAAATATCGGCTATGTTGTCACCGGTTAAACCGGCTTGTTCAGCAGCATATTGCCAGGATAACAAATCCTGGGTGGACATTTTAAGAGATTTTGCCCAGCGGTCTGCCTCTGTTACCTGCTGTGCTGTATTTTTGACAATGGCTAAACCAGCAGCACCAATACCAACAGCTGCGGTAGCCGCTGCAGCCCCCACAGCAATGATTGAAGAACTTACCTCTTTAGCGTCTTTTTTTACCTGGTCGCGCCACTTCTGAGAAGATCTTTCGGCTTTATCCATGCCCTGAACAAATCCACCTACTTTAGCGATCAGGTCGATTGTTAACGTACCGAGGGACTTGCCAGCCATTTAATTTTCTCCAGGCAACAAAAAACCCCGCCGAAGCGAGGTTTTGGTTTGTTTATATATTGGTTAAAATTATTTAACTTTTCCCGTATAGCCCGCATTCACCTGAGCATCAGCGGAGTCTATTTTCCCATGGGAGTAAAAAATAGTATGTGCTTCAGCACCTGTATATCCGCCATAGGAGTTTTTAGCATTAATGGTTATCGGAATAAGCCATCCATATCGCATAGCCCCACCTGATTCAGCTAAAATGCCATCCTTAAACCATGCTTTCTCTGGTGTACCAAAAGTATAATGAGCAGAATATGGGTCTTTTAACATCCTTCCCCACCAATCCTTTATCTGCTGCTGATAGTTATCCGGTAACACCCCATAATCAGCCGAATGCAACTGAACTTGGCTAGGTGGATTTGCTGCGCACGCAGTTAACAATAATGCAAATAACATAATCGCTATTTTCTTCATATCCCTATCCCAGTGGTTATTGTGGTACTGATGATAGTGATCACTGCAGCGATTTAAAAGTCATCAATGCCAACTTTTCATAGCTTCTTCCAGAGATAATGGCGCTTCGTTGATGTGCGGTGCAAAGTCACTTACCTTGAACGGCGGCGTGTTTTTTGCCTTATTGATGTTAGCCAGGACAGACGCCACCAGCGACGCCCCCCACTCGGTACGCATCATGATATTGAGCGGTCCGTACTTCTCACGGTACTTGAGCCAAACCAGAAATTCCCTGCGACTCATCCGCTCCTGAGCCTCTGCGATGGTGCGGCCACCGATGCCGTTCATCACCAGTTCGCACCAGAATTCATCCTCGCCGGTTAGCTCGTAGTCTTTCCCAGTTCGTTTACATCATGAATTGCAGCCAGGAGGGCCATAACAATCGGACCGTCCAGCGCCCCACGATCCGGGGAAGCAGTCCCAAGAATGTCAGCCGCGGTAAACACTGGGGCGCCGTCCTGATCGCAAATATGCGCCGCAATGCGCTCAGCAATCGGGTCCGATTTCCCGTTATACGCCAGCAGTTCAGCTTTAGTGGTGTGGTAGCCCATCGGGCGCACATAGACGGTTGCGATATGCTCTTTCCCGTCACGGCCTTTCCACTTAATTTCTTTTTCCACGGGACGCCCGGTAAAGGCACCGGTTTCTTTTAACGTATCGAGAGTAAGTTGCATTTCAGCTCCTGAATTGAAAAGCCCGGATAACCGGGCATATTAATTACGCTGCGGCCTTCGGCACCCATACGGAAGAGCCAGAACGCTGGATCGTGGCGGAGGTCGTCACAACAGCGTTACCCTGAAAATCAAACGGGAAGTCAGAAACGTAACCCTGGAAAATGAACCAGGTTCGATCCGATGGCAGCACCAGACCATCAACAGCATCCTCAGCGCCAGGAGCGGCGGCTGTCGGGGCGCTGGTTCCATCTGACCAGCCAACCGCAAAAGTTAACGGCGTCTGGTCATTCGCTTCAGCGAGGCCATGCAACATAATGTGGCTTGCGTTCGTCGGATCAGCGTTAAGCCCGACGGTTGCGGCCGCAGGCGTTTTAAGTCCCTTTTTGTAGGTTCTGGAATCCCGCTCACTCAAACAGGTATCTTCAATCTGATCGGCAGGGTTCCCGCCGGGGTTGAAACTGGTGATGCATTCAACCTCGCTGACCACGCCAGACTTGAGCACAAAAAACTGCGTGCCTTGCGTTAATACAGACATGTTTTGTCTCCATAAAAGAAAAAACCCGCACAAGGCGGGTCAGTTTGGGGTTGTTGGTTATCTGGTCGTTATCCAGTCAACATCGAAGGAATAGCGGTATCGCATTGTTACAGGATCGCGGCTTTGTGCACCCCATCGGGTGATATAGGCCTTGCCCTCTATTGCGTCACGTAAAGCATGGGCAACGGCGATCACGTCGGTGTCAGTATCACCATAGACATCAACCTGCAGAGAATAGTGATCTGCATCTGGCCGCTGGTTCAGATAATTTTCAGGTGAGCCGCCTATGTTTTGCCAGACTGCATAGGGGTAAACGATATTATCGTCCTGCATACCGAACGGATAAAGCCGCACGGGATTAGAACCTAACAAATCCCTGACTGCCTGGCTGGCTGCGCAAACTGCAAATATTGGAGAAATCATACCGGCGTTCCTTTTTTAGCCGCCCGTCGCACAGCGCGATCAATGGACTTTTCCAGCTCCAAAGCAAAAACGTTAATCACATCGGCATCGACCCCATTCAGTGCAGGCCTAATTATTGGCCTCGCTGCAGCATGTTCTGTGCCGAACTCCAGGAATCGCCAGTACCAGGTATCCCCGCCGGGATTACCTTTATCTCCGGCAGTGTTATAACTTTTACCCGCCCTGCCTTTTCGGACATTGGCCTTTGTATTGGCGTATTGCCTGGCGCCGCCCATCACCCCGACACGAAACGTTGGATCGCCGGTTCTGCGAAACGCCTTGCTGCTGAAGCTGACCACAATGTTTTTGTAGATAGCCTCTTTGGTAAGAGGATCATCTACCCGCGCGGCATTATTGCGCGCTCTGTCCCTGATGACGTTTGCCGCTTTACGCAGCGCTGCACGACCGGATTTATCGCGAGTGACCTGTGAGACGGCATCCAGTTTCCCCAGGACGGAATCGAGGCCAGTCAGGTTTACTTCTACACCATCAGCCATCGTTAGCCCCCTCTGAACATGGTAGTGTCAGGTATTCCCTGCCGCTCCGGGGGTCAGGTAAAACGCCCTCAATGTTGTAGATGCGGCCACGAAACAGGATCCGATGTTTCCGGGTGACGCCCTCACGGTAACGAATCGTTATCCGGGTGGTAACCTCGCCCTGAGAGGCCTGGGCCGCAATAAACTCACGTGCGGATAAAGCAGAGACTTCGGCCCAAAGGGTTGCGACATCGCGCCAGGTATTAATCACGGCTCCCGTTGTCGGGTTCTGTTCTTTTACCGGCTCCTGTAGGGTGATCCTGTGACGCAATTTTCCGGCCTGCATATCACCCCCTGGGTTTCCCGCTCAGATAGGTTTGCTGCTCTGGTGCCTCATCGAGATCGCCGGCAAGCGACTGGATAATCACATCGGACAGGGCGACGTTAGACTCAGCCAGGCGGTTTATCGCTTCCGTCTGCTCTCGCTGTGCTGCTGTTTGTTCTCTCAGCGCTGCTATCAGCGCGTTTACCAGTTGCTCGTTCATAGGCTATTTTCGTCCACTTTTTTAACCATTCACGCCGACGGCGGCACCCTTCACAGGCCATAAATCACCTCAAAGTGGGATATATCGGTAGGGTTCAAGCAACGAAGTGAAGCCGAAGGGGATGCTCATTTTATTTACATCGGAAGCTTCTTCCCTGCTGTTGAACCAATGCCCAACAAGAAGCATCAGCGCCAGGAGGATATCGTCAGCAATTTTTAACCCGTCTGGATCGGTATCAGGCACAGAGTCTTCATGCAGTTTCCGATTAATGAAGTTCTCCGCGCGACGCCGAGCAGCGGTGAAATACAGCGTCAGCAATTCATCTTCGGTTGCATCGTCAATATCGATCCGACACTGCGCCCGCAACATCTCAATCGTTGTGCTCATGTATTTTCCCTGGCCCGCAGCGAACTGCGGGCATAAAAAAACCGCCGGAGCGGTGGAGGTTGAAGCTGATTATTGCCTTAGCCGCCAGATGCCGGTTTACCCACCAGCGCCTTAATCGCGCCGGTATCTTCCAGTACGCAGTCGAAGCGGTGGAAGGCCAGGAAGCCAGTCTGATCGTACTCTGCGTAACGCTCAACCAGCCGTTTCAGTGTCATGTAAGTGACGCGACGAACGATAAAGCGGTTAAAATCGCCGAAGTAGGCAAATTTGGCACCAGCCGCGATATCAGGAATAGCCTGGTCAACGACATACGGCACCTGCAGAACAGTAGCAGGTGCGCCACCGATAATGTTCGGCAACCAGAGCGGGCGGCCCTGTCCATCCTCCATTTCCTCCACCAGCTGCAACGTTGCATCGTTAAAGGCCCAGCGCACCTTTGGACCGTTACGATATGCCGGGTCGACAGAGTGCTTCAGTGCGTTCAGCTCTTTCCAGGTAAAGGTGGTCGCTGCTGCGGTATTTTTGGTGCCAGTTACCGACGCTGCCAGCCCTTTAGGCTGCAGCGGGGTGCCGGTGCCGGTCCCTAATACCAGATACTTCGCTTCACCACGTCCGATACGAGTGGCGATACGCGCGGCCAGGAACGCTTCGATATCTACGCCGCTGTCCTGGAGCAGTTCATTGGATACGCGAATGATTTTAGAGGACAGTTTTTTAGCCCCCAGCGTTGCACCGCCGAAAGACACGTCTTCTTCACTGGTTTCAGTGTTTTCGCCCAGCAGTTCACCTTCTTCAGTGGTACCGTCAGAGGTTGCCCAGTCAATGTCCTGGCCGTTGGCGGTATTCAGAATTTGCGCCACACTGGCAATTCCACCGTAATCTTTCAGTGCTTCGACGATCTTATTGCGGAACTGGGTTGGTACGGTGTACCCCCCTTTTTCATCCGGCGTCGTGCCCTGAGCACGCAGCTCCTTTAAAGCCTGGCGTTCTTCAGCGCTCATCTCGCCAAGACCACGGCGCAAAAACGCATTAAACGCCGCAGCACGGCGTTCGTTAGCCTGTGCTTCCGGGTTTGCTGGATCACGATTCTGCTGCTGGCGCTGTTCCGGCTCGTTTTCGTGGATATAGTCCTGATCCTGGCGGCGCAGTTCCTCTTCGCGTGCAATACGCTCATCAAGGGCGTCAAGCTCCGATTTTGCAGCGTTCCACTGAGTACGCTGCTCATCGGTCCAGGGTGTATCACCAATTTTGTCATGCAGGGCACGCATATCTTTGGCGATGATGTTACGTTTTTGCTTCATTTCATGCAGTTTCATGATTTTTCCTTACGCGTTAAGAAGGGTCAGCAGGCGCTCACGCGCCATTCGTTGATTAATGGCGTTCTTTAGCGCACCGCTGTCGCGCGCCTCCTGCCAGGCTTTCATCGATCGGACGCCGGAGTCGGCCTCCTGATATGCGGGATAAGTCACCGGACTGACATCAAACAGCCGGGAAAACTTCGATATTTCACGAATAACGATCCCTTCATCGTCCTGGTACCAATTTTCACCGTCATGGGATACCCGGAAGGCAAAAGATGACTGGTTAATGTCACCGCGCATCATCGGCGCCAGCACCAGATCGCGGATAGTTTGCGTATCCGGCGCTGTAATGTCGTAACGCAGGCCGCGCTCATCGACAGACAGGGATAGCGTCCCGGCAGCGCTCCGTCCGAGAATAAAGTTGGGGTCATGGTTAAACAGCCCACGGACATCATCATTCAGCACATCGTCAAATGCTCCGGGCTTGATGATTTCACGGAATCCCCACAGGGGTTCAGAACGGCTGTTGAACACCGAGCCATAGCCCAGAATGCGGGTAGGTTCATCGGTGCGTTGCTCGGCTCTGACCTCCCCGCTGTAACAGCGCGTTTCACGGTCATTCATTGGGCTTTTCCTCGTCGGTTTTAGGTGCCTTAAAATCTTCTGCGGGGTTCGCGGCGTTAACGCTCACCAGCATTTCATCCAGGCCATCTACCGGATTCATGTCTTCGAAGGCTCGCGCTTCATTGCGGCTCATCCAGCCATCAGTGATCGCAAAGTGGTAGAACTGGGCACGTTCCTGCGGGGTCCCGCGTAGCAGGCCTGTCAGGTTAAACCTGACGTAATATCCAGCGGCCAGTTCAGCACGGGTGAACAGGCGGCGATTGAGTTCCTGTTCCCAGTTCGTTACCCACGGCATGATCGTGTAGCGGACAAACTGAATGGCCTGCTGCGTTATATTTGAGAAAGTGGCTTTTTCGAGATCATTAATCATGTGCGCCGGTACATTAAATATCCCGGCAATCATCGACCGGTTCAGCTTCGACATATCAATGATCTGGGCATCAACCGGGGAAACGGTGAGCGCTTTGTAATCCAGCTCTGCCGGGAGAAGCATTGTTTTATTCTCCTGGCTGCGCAAAGCAGCTGTCGCTTTTTGCCACATGCTTTTTAAACGCCCCCAGCTTTCTTCATTCAGCTGGCTTTTCACCGAAATAATGCCAGCGGGTCGCGCATTACCGTTGAAGAATGAACTGGTATAAGCCTGCCCACTCATCCCCATTCCTATCGTCTCGGCATGCTGCATAATTGGGCTGAGCCCCATTTTCTGGTTGTTACCCAGCGCCCGGATATGCACCATATCGTCGGGATTGACGGCAAACGCCCCCTCTTCGTTGTAAACGCCATAGGTATACCGACCACCCGTGTTAAGCAGTGTCGTTTCCCAGGGCATGCAGCATTCCAGCCCGGAAACTTCACCACGACGGGAACGCTTCACCCAGGTGTAACCATTCCCCCAGCCCAAAATATGACGCTGTTTTAACTCACGCCACTTATAGCTGGTCTGCCACATATTCGGCTCATCGTGAACCAGGTAAAACACAGGGTGATCGCGGGCAGCTTCAACCTTGTTATTGGTTTTCCGCATAACGTGCAGTGGCATCTGAGCGATATTCGAAGAGATAACGTAAATACAGGCATACACCGCAGCCAGCTTCATTGCCGTTTGCGGGCTGACAAATACGTCTCGGGCAAACACGTTATCGGTTTCTGCCGATTCACTCGTGATCGGAGTAGCCGGGTTTTCCAGTGGTTCACTGCGAAAAAGAGCATCAAGCAGCATTATTCCCCCTCATTGCCGCTAATAGCGCATATATGAGTAGCAGTGTTCCCGACATCATCAGAGACATCGCCAGCCCGAACTGGAGATACACGCCTGCAGCAAGCGAACCGAACCCGGTAAGCCCGATAACATCAGTGATTAGAGTTTTCATAGAAGTAAAAGGTCTTCGTCAGGATCGATAGTGGACAGGAAGTCAACCTCACCACCACCGTTAACAAGCAAACGACTCATCGCAATAAACATCGCGACAGGACCGTCAATTTTGTTTTCAGGCGTGGCCTTGTTGGGGAAAATATTCTCGTTTTTGTCTGGTTTGACGGTGACGTTTGACATCATCCATGTCATCACCGGATTGCCATCGTGATGAAAACGCCCGGAGTAAATTTTTGCCTCAACCTCCTTCATTGCTTCAGACAGGTTTTTAACCGTCTGAGGGACTTCAACAATCGGTACACCTTCAGCTGCTACCGACAAAGCAAACTGAGTGGCACTCCACGGGTCGTATGCAAACTCGTTCAGCGAATTACCTCGCGCCCATTCGATCGTTTCCTCTTTAATTACTGCGTGGTCAACGACATCACCATCGGTAAACTCAAGGAATCCAGCGAGATTCCATTTTCTGTAAAGGTCTGCCTGCTGCTTGGAACAGGCTTCCAGCCGACCTTCAGGTATCCAGAATCTGGAGCGGACATAAACATCGCCATTTGGAGCAAGCCAGACTTTAACTGCAGCTGAAATATCAATTTTGTTGGAAAGGTCAACGCCGAGCCACATTGACCAGTTGGCCGAAGTGGAGTCGTCCCAGTCGTCACGGCATTTTTCCCAGCGCGCCATATCCATCCATGCTTTTTCACCCTGCACCCAGATATTGAGATGCTTGGTAAAAAAACCGACACGCGCCGCCACCTGCTCTTTCGCCTTTTTAGCCAGGCGGCGCATATCGTCCCAACGCTTACATATCCCCAGGCCGGGATTTGCTTTCGGCCAGTTTGCCTCGTCGAAAGGATCGTCCCCCTCATCCAGGGTATAAATCAGTGCGAAATAGCTATCATCTTTCGGTGATAGAGGGTCCGGGTTGTCAAAATTTTTCAGCAACTTAATGGCATAATCACGCTGCTCGTAACAAATACCCTCTTTATTAAATCCCGCAGTAGTGATCGCGAAGATAAGAGACTGTAGTCGGGCGCCGGTTGCCGTTTCGAGAACTTCCCAGACATCTCGGGTTTTATGCGCATGGAGCTCATCAACAATCCCGCAGTGAATATTCAGACCGTCGAGGTTGTTCGCATCACTGGCTACAGGTTCAAACTTAGAGCCTGTCCGCTCCTGGTGAATATTCAGCTTATTGCTGCCAAATAACCGCCCCAGAGTTTTCGGGGCCAGCTTAATCATGCGTTTGGCATCATCAAACACAATGCGGGCCTGATCCCGGGTGGTTGCAGCGGAATAAACCTCAGCGCCGCCCTCACCATCAGCGCCAGCCATATAAAGGCCGATTCCAGATGAAAGCGTTGATTTTGCATTCTTACGGGCTACTTCGTCATAAGCGGTACGAAACCGCCGTACAAACATGGGTTCGCCGTCGTCATCCAGAACTCCTTCACACGTAATTTCATCTATCAGCGGGACGACAAACCCGAAAAGATTTATCAGGATAAAAACGTGCCAGTCCATCAGCTCGATCGGCTTGCCGGTCAAATGCCCCTTCACGTGGGGAACAAAGTTATAGAAATCGAGAACGTGCTGGGCGCGGCCTTCATCAAAATAAACACCGCGCGCCGGGCCGTGTTCTAAATCATGAAAGAACCGCTGGCACGCAAGACGCACCAGCTCGCCAGCAACGATATCGCCAGATACCACGCGCTCGGCGTAGCGAAATCCATCTGCAACGGTTGCCATTCATCATTTGCGCTTTTTAAGAAATTCTTCCAGTGGGTCGGCTTCTGCCGGGACTTTTGCACCAACCTTTGATCGGCTGGCAGGTGTCATGCCGAATTCGCTCAGCATCGCTCTGATCCGTTTCCACGCGTCAGCCTTCATGACTGCTGCAGGGTGCGGTTTTATCATTCTGATTTCCCGCTCCCCTCCTTCATCTGAATCATCTTCGCTGTAGACGGCATAGGTGTAACCTTCACGATCAAGCGTGTCGCAGTGATGCCGGTATTCAACATAGGCTTCGATCAACAACTCCAGCGCTTTAGCATCCAGCGTGGTCAACACGCCGACGGCATCAAGTTCCTCACCAATACGCTTGAACCAGTACTTACCCTGTTTATCGAAATGTTTCGGTATTGGGGGGACCCCTGACGGGGGTTTTGGCTCGTTCTTATTGATCGGGCGCTTGGATGGGTTCCCCTTCACTAAAGCCAGATGTGTCGGGGTTTTCGGTGGTCCTGGCATAATCGAAAACTCCTATTAATCATTGGATGGGGGACCCCAAAAAAAAGTTTTCTAACCTGCGGCGGTGTGAAAAAAGGTTAGGCGGCGGTCCTTTTGGCTTTTGCCGTCAGGGATTTGACCCCGCCCCCCTCTGCTGCAATACAAAATGGGAATTGCTATCATTTGATGCGTTCTCGCCCGGTTTTCGTTCTATGACAAGGCCAGCAAAGGCTTTCAAGGTTCGAGTCGTCATCGGTACCCCCATGAGCTTTAGCCTTGATATGGTCAACGGTCTTAGCTGCTACCGCACGACCGTTACGCAGACAGCTCTGGCACAGGTGATTGTCACGCTTAAGGATACGAGCTCGCTTAATATCCCACTGGCTACCATAACCGCGCTCGTGCCTGCTCTTGCCCTGTTGGTGCTGCTGCCATCCCTCATTGCGATGCTTCACGCAATATCCCGAACGATCAGTGGTGGTGCCAGGGCATCCTCGCTTACGGCAGGCGCGGGGAATTAATGCTGGCATAGTCATTACCTTTCCATAATGGAGTTTGCCGCTTCTCAAGCACCGTACTCAGAGCCTTCAGCAGCGATTTTTTTGATAGATTTGACTGTTGGATCCGTAGTAACTGAATGGAGACAAGCTCGAAATAATAGTGAGTTAGTATTAGAAAATGAAGTGTTTACACATATGCAAACACCCCAGATTCGGTAAGGTCGACCATTTCAACTCAATACAGAAACGTCTGTTTACTTTTGCGAATAAAAAGCCACAAAAAAAATAAACAGTTGCTTTACTTATCGACTATATACACTGAATAACGCGACTCCATTTTTTGGTAATTTATCGATATTACAAGGTGGATAAAATTCACGAAATGTGTCATTCCCACTTCCCGTTAACAACCCCGTCCTTACAAGCCGGTTGAGAACATTTTCTTTTAAAGAATCATACCTATCCTTCAAGTCATATATTATCAAAAGAGATGTAAGGCATAAAAGCACTCCCCCTACCTGCATGAAATTCTCTGTGCCATGCAATGATGAATTTCTCCATTTATATATAACACTGCAAGGATCATCAGCGTGTCTTTCAGCTATCACACCTAAAATATCTTCGATATTTTTCTTTCCTTCAGCATCGACCACAACCTCCTTGTAAATATAAATAAGCTCTTTTAAACTACTTATTAGCTTTGGTTTTCCATTTGCATTTAACACTTTATTTATCACAGTTCCATTTGCATCTGTGTATGTTACATTCTTCTTGAGAACTCCATCCAACCCTACGTACTCACTGCATAGTTTTTTTAAAGTTGACTCAAGCAATGGGAACACCAAATAACACAAGGAAAGCATACTGGTCTGCATGTAATTACGTTTATTTACACCTATTGCATTTAAAGCATCTACCTTGCGCTGAAACTCATCGGAACCACCATTGTTTACTTCGCAATTTGCTATAGAGGCATGGTATGTAGCTTTGAACAAATTCTCTATTTCCATTTCTTCAATAGGATAAAAATTAGTGCCATGTCTGGTTACAATATCCGCGCACCAAGCCCAACAAAAAAAAATGATCATAACTTATACCTTGCACATTTTGCTTGAAGTAAGCAACGCCAGATAGGCCAATAATTGAGTCTATTAACTCATCATATGACAACTCGTGAGGAAAAATATTTTGCCTATAAAGCCTAAGATTTTCTGTGTCGTCATTAAATACTGCCTCCCCTGTGC